GATGGTATCGATGACATTTCCAGTACTTTGTTGCGCTGGAGTTTCTCTAGCGCCTTGAAACACCGATACAAGCCATTCAACACCGTTTACTATATATTCTCCCCCACCTGCTATGGAGATTATACCGTAAAATATCTGTTTAAATCCTTCTCCCCAGTTACCAGAACTGAATGCATCCCATGCCATTCCAAATCTAGTAAATGTTGCGATTATTGGAATATTCAATGCATTATCTTTAATGAAGGTTCCTATAGATCCCATCCATCCTTTTATGGTATTCATAGCGTTGGAATTGCTCAATGAGCCTCCTTCGTCAAACGATCCTTTAGCTTCTAAGAAGCCTATTAATATATCTACACCAATAGATAATACAAACCCTATACCCGGTATAAAATTTAATAATCCGCTTAATATTTCTAAAAATCCTTTAGCATACTTTCCTTCTTGGAAGGCTTTATATGCGAAGTAGAAGCTTATTATGCCTCCTATATACGGCAATTTTTTTAACAGCTTGAGTCCAATTTTAGGTAAACTTTTACCTATCATTTTTACAAAACCCCCTATTCCAATCTTACCAAAGACTTTCCCGACATCTCCCATGATGCCAGTTGTGAAAAATCCACTTATTAATGATATGGCAGACGCAATTAATACACCTAAAGGTACTATAAGAGACATTAAGAAACCTAACAAGCCACTAGATTCTTTACTTGTCACTGTTGCATTTTTTTGTTTTTCAATCGGTTTTGCAACTGACGATATAAGTGTTTTTGGTTTTGTATCGACAGCGAATTTCTTTTGATATTCGAAAAAAACTTCACTGAAAAGTGTGAATACAGATCTTAATTTTTTAACTTCATTACCCGATAAATTGGGAGAGTTATCCTTATTCAATGAAGAATTTGTGATGTTTTTATCTACTACCTGATTGCTATTAGGCACGCCTTTTTCATCTTGCAGTTTTTCAAGATTGTCAAGAACTCGCTTGAGAGCCGGTATAATATCAACTAAACTATCCACATAAATTATTTAATCATTGATCATGAATCAAAGAAAGAAACGTCAATTTCGACAGTTTTTTCTCCTTCATTAGTATCAAATGATAATGCATCAAGTTCTGCTTTTTTAATGTCTTGAATAAAGTCTATAATCTGTTTGTTAACAGATAGTGGAAGGTTATTAACTATCTTAACACGATCCTTTACAGATAAATCTTGAAAATTCAAGGAATCCTCCATTATAGATACTGATTTGATAAATTTTACAATTTCGAAAGTATATATGTCACTCAGGCTTTTACCGACTTCCTTTTCTGAATCTCTCTTTACACTTTCAATACATGCATTGATAATGTGATTTTCAGATCCTAAAGTCGGAACCTCAAGTTCGATTGATATCGGGCCTTTTATACTTTTTGAAAGAGTGTGCTTTAATTTTGAAACCTTTTCAATAACAATATCTAAAACATCATATTTTTCATTTTTCACTTTGATTACAGAACCTACGCTATTTTTTCTAAGTTGAAGGACAATTAAAAGCTTATCCGCGACTGTGGCTTCTTTATTTTTAGTATTTTCCACAATTATTTCATTGAGATTTTTTTGAAATTTCAATGGACCTGTTATACCATCTGTTATGGTAGAAATAATATCTTTTTGCTGCTTGAATGTCAATGGCTCACAACTAACTTCAGATTTTTTTGAAAGCACATTGACTTTAAAATTATCTGCTTTTAATTGATCTACTTTTTCTAAGAAACTTTTGATATTATCTTCCATATAACCTATTTACATTCAAAAATTAAAAATCAAGGGATGGTATTGTATTTTTTTGTTGTTCGAGTTCTTCATTATACTTTTTAACATAAAAATCAATATCCTTAATATCTGAATATAAAATAGCGTCACAACTCATCCGCTTCGATAGATAGAATATTATATCCTGAAAATACTCTTTCGTATAGTTTGAAAATAAGTTTTTTAAAAATATATACGGATCATTCGTATAAAAATTAATTTTAAATTTTGATAAAGATGAATTGTTCAATTTAAATATTTTAGAATTATCATTTATCAACTGTTCCAACACTTTTGAAAATAAATTAGCTGGAAGTTTATCGATAATCATTTGCTTATCTGCTCTATTTATGTTCTGAAAATCTAAAGATATATCACCTAATTGTAGGTAACTTATTAAATCATAAATCGGTATTGCAGTATCGACTTTGTAAAATTTTAGAGGAACTTGCAACTTACAAGAAAAATTATCATCTGTGAATGTTTTAAGAGATTGTATATCATCTGTCAATTCTTGTAAAATATAATACATCGGTATTTTAGTTTGAGAACCATCTATTGTAAATGTTAAAAAGTCATTTACATGATATTCCCACTTTATTAAAATATTTTTAAATTTTTGATAAACATTATCACCATCGAAACTATTCAAAAATTCATAAAATTTAAATTCTTCTTTGGTATCAAGCCATTCCGAAATTTCTTTAATTTTTTCAAATGACAGTCGCATTACTTAATTACAACTTTTCATAATTTTGACAAGCAAATGTCACAGATTTCATTTTATAATCTGTATTTTGATAACTTAAAGTATAACCTTCTACACTTTTTGGAAATACTTTATTAAATTTAAAACCTTTTCTAAGGTTCCCCTGATTATCATATTGTTTAATAACCATAGTTCCCTTCAAATTAGGACTATTTTCAATTAAACCTTTTATACCAACTGCGATCATCCAAGGTCTGAAATAATTTTGTTCAAGATCTTGATTTGTTTCCAGTATATTGATAGATAATTGTCTACTTAGAAAGTCACTCCGATTGTTCATAATATATGCTGGTAGAAACCCCCCTGCTGTATTTACAGATGATGTACCGAACGCCGCCTGTTCATCAGGTAAGCCAACTTCTTGAGCGACTAATATATTACCGCTTCTGGTCATCTCTTCTGGGCTTGTTGTAGCTCTCCACTTTTCTTGAGCAGAATCCAATACAGAATTTATAGATCCTGTGCTAACACCATCGATGCTAACAGACCAAAAGACAGGGAGACTAAGACAAAACTTAGCCTCCCTGCTAAATGCGTTTAAGAAATCGTTAATCTGAATGCCCATATCAAATATTTAATGAGCTATTCGATTATATCACTTAGAAAAGTCTTCGTAGAAGTGATATGAGAAGGTTGACGTAAATGTCTTGATCTCACCACTACCATCCGCAATTGCATAATCTATATTTCCAATATCTCTGATGCCAACACCGATCAATTTGATCGTCTTGATAACTTCCAATGGATTACCACTGGTTGCATTGATATCTCTGGTGCAAGGAATTGCAAGCAAATCGAGTGTGATTGTGCTTTCTGGACCCGGCATACACATATTTGCAGTGGTATCTTCGTTGTTGAATGCTACACGGGAAGCTTTCTCTAACTTTGTTCTGAGATCGAGAGCTTGATCGCAATAGAATTCAATGCTGTATCCTTCAGCACTGCCATATGTTGCGCGACCTCCTAAGTTGAAAACTTGACCAGCGTAATTGACGGTTTTGTTTTCAATGGTGCGGGTTGGCAAGCTACCAGTTTTAGCATAAACGAGATCAGTCTCTCCATTTAAATTTAAACCGGGAAACGAAATTTGTTTAACTCTGAACAAGAAATCTCTAGCGAATTGCTTTTGAGCAGCTTGGGTGAAGAATGTTTGAATATTTGCTGGCATATATTTATTTAGTCAAATGATTGTAATGCAATCCAGATAATGTGAAAACCGGGGTAGAAATTCTACCCCGGTTTCGATAATTTAGATCAGCTCTTGGAAGCTCGCATCTGTTCTTGTTGCTGTGAACTGAACAAGGATGAATTCTGCTGCTCTCACTGGTTTGATGAAGATATCCGCTCTGAGTTCGTTGTTATCGATAACTTCAGGAGTGTTGTTTCTTTCATCTACTACGATAAGGTAATCGTATAAACCTTCGTTTTGTTTAGCAAATTCAAACAGCGGGGTTAGAGTGTTGATGTATCTGGTTCTTGTAAACTCTGTGTTCGGTTCGAACAAGAAGTATTTGGATACCTTCTTGGTCGGTCTTTCCAGTGCCAAGAACAATCTACGAACATTGATTCTGTCGAATGCACTTGGTTTACGGCTGAGTGTCTTCTGACCAATGATAACCATACCATCACTTGCGCTGAATGATACTGGATTGATATTGGTTTTGTAGAACTCATCGCGTTGCTTCTGATTAGGATTGACTGCAATGTCAAGAGCTGATGTTGTTAGTAATCCACGGTTAAATCCTGCTGGAGCGATCCAAGGGAAGT